GATCAGATCGAGGAAAGTCTAGGCGAGTATATCGCCCTCTACGGCGAGGACATGGGCCGCGCTCAGTTCGAGCAGGAATATGAGTGCAGTTTCAACGCCGCAATTCTCGGCGCGTTTTATGCCCGTGAGATGGTCGCAGTTCGCAAGGAAGGGCGAATAGCCGACATTGAGGCGCTGCCTGACCGCATGGTGCATCGGGCGTGGGATATTGGCGTTCGCGACGATACCAGCATCTGGTGGTTTCAGGTCGTCGGAACGCAGGTGTTCGTTCTGGATTGCTACACGGCATCCGGTGTCGGGCTCGATCATTATGCCGATGTGGTCGCCAAGCGAACGGAGCAATACGGGTGGAAGGCTGGCGCGGACTTTGTGCCGCACGACGCCAAGGTGAAGGAATGGGGCACCGGCCGCACGCGCGTTGAGACTATGCGCGATTATGGGCTGCGGCCTGAGCTTGTGCCCAACGCGACGAAACTGGACGGCATCAACGCTGCTCGCCAAACGCTGGCGCGATGCGTGTTTCATCCGCGTTGCGAGGAAACTGGGATCTCCGCGCTGGAACAATACCGGCGCGAATGGGACGACGACAAGAAGGCATTCAAGGCGAGCGAGGTCCATGATTGGACGAGCCATTTGGCGGATGCGTTCCGCTATCTGGCGTTGTCATGGCGCAACGTGCCGGCTCCGGCTGTTGAAAAACCAATCATCCCGCCGCCCGGCCGCTTCATCATCCCGCCCGTGCCGGAAAGCAAGGGCACAAGGATACGCATTTGATCGATGACGTAGAACTGTCAGAACCGGCAGCGGGCGATGATGAGCTTGATCCCGCGATCAAGCCGAAGAACGCGCGCGCATGGCTGGCGCAGATCAGGGCGTCTCAGGTCGCGTTCGAGGACTATCAGAACCGCGCCGACAACATCGACAAACTCTATGGCGATCTGAGCAAACTGGCGAACGTCGCGCGGGATCGGCAGTTTCAGTTGTTCTGGGCCAACGTTCAGGTGCTTGGCCCGTCGATCTATAGCCGCCCGCCCGTGCCGGTTGTTGTGCCAAGGTTCAAGGATCGGCGCCCGCTGTATCGCGTTACGTCGGAATTGCTGGAACGGTCGGCGGTTGTCGGCTTCGATCTGACGAATATCGACGCCGTGATGAAGCTGGTGCGAGACGATCTGAATATCTTAGGTCGTGGCGTGCCGTGGGTTCGCTACGAGACGAAGGCCGATAGTGATTCCGCGACGGAGCGGGTTTGTATCGAGCACAAGGACCGCAAAGACTTCCTGCACGAACTGGCGCGTAACTGGTCCGAGGTTGGTTGGGTCGCGGGAGCGGGGTATCTGACCAAGCGCGACATGCGGAAGCGGTTCGGCAAGACGAGCGGCAAGGCATACCTGGAAGCGTCCTACGTCGTGCAGAAGGACGACAAGGAAAGCGGGGCCGCCGACAACCGCGCCAAGGCCAAGGTGTGGGAAATCTGGTCAAAGGACCAAAACCGCGTCGTTTGGGTGACGGAAGGCTGTGATAAGCTATTGGACGATGCCGAGCCGCACTTGAAGTTGGAAGGCTTCTTCCCGTGCCCGCGTCCGGCTTATGCGACATTGCAGCGCCGCTCGCTGGTTCCGGTACCGGACATCGTCTACTACCGCGATCAGCTTGAAGAGGTGAACCAACTCACGTCGCGCATTCATGCGTTGGCGGATGCGTTGAAGGTGAGGGGCTTCTATCCGGCCGGCGTGTCGGAGATTGGCGACGCGATCGAGGCGGCTGTCAAATCCAACGATGACCGGCAAATGATGGTGCCGATCAGCAATTGGGCCGCGTTCGGTTCGAATAGCGGTGACCCGGTTGTCTGGTGGCCGCTCGAAACTGTTGTGCAGGCGATCACGTCGCTTGTGGAACTTCGCAAGCAGGTCATCAACGATGTTTACGAGATCGTCGGCCTGTCGGACATCATGCGCGGCTCGACGGAAGCGAGCGAGACGGCCACGGCGCAGCAGCTCAAGAGCCAATATGGTTCGGTTCGTATTCGGGACAAACAAGCGGAACTGGTGCGGATCGCGCGTGATCTTGCGATGATCGCTGCCGAGATCATGGCTGAGAATTTTTCGGCCGAAACGCTGCTTTCCATGTCGCAGATGGAGATCCCGACCAACGCGGATATTGCCAAGCAGGCACAGCAGATCGCCCAGCAGGCGCAGCAGCAGTTCGAACAGCAGTTGCAGCAGGCTCAGGCCAATCCTGAGTTGATGCAGCAAGCGCAGCAGAACCCGGAGCAGGCGCAGCAGGTCATTGAGCAGGCCAAGCAGCAGATCACGGCACAAGCTCAAGCGCAGATCGAGAAGCTAAAGCAGCAGCCGACCGTCGAACAGGTCATGAAGCTGCTCCGAGATGAGAAATTGCGCCCGTTCGTGCTCGATATCGAAACGGACAGCACGATTCAGCCAGACGAAGACGCGGAGAAGCAGCGCCGCACCGAGTTCATGCAGGTTTTGGGTGGCACGTTGCAGCAATTGGCGCAGTTGGTCGCGGTAGAGCCGCAGGCCGCGACGTTTGCCGGCGCCGTGCTGAAGTTCGCAACCGCGCCGTTCCGCGCCGGCCGTGAGCTTGAGGATGCAATCGAGGAATTTGCCGATCAGATGGCATCGAAGTCCGGCCAGCCGAGCCCGCAGCAGCAGGCAGAGCAGAAGCAGGCCGATGCGGAGGAAAAGCGCGCTCAGACCGAAATGCAGATGAAGCAGGCTGAGTTGCAGCAAAAGGCTCAGATCGAAGAGGCCAAGCTGAAAGCTGAGCAGGAAGACCGCCAGATCGAGCGGCAAGCCAAGCAGGAAGAGGCACAAGCCAAGATTGCGATCATCAATGCACAGGCGGCGCGCGACGATCAGAAGCATCAGGCCGACATGCAGATGAAGCAGATGGAAATGGACATAAAGGCCGCCGAGATGCAGTTCAAGCGCGAGGCGGCGCAGATCGATGCTGCGGCGCGACAGCATCAGGCCGACTTGAATGCGCGTAGCGCCGAGCAAAGCGCCGAAATCAAGGAACAGCAGGCGGAGCAACAGATGGCTCATGCCGATCAGACGTTCCAGCAGAAGGCCGCGATGCAGAAGGAAATGGCATGAGCGAACGCTATTGCCGCGTCTGCCATGACTGGCACTCGCTTGAACAGCCGTGGCCGGCCGAATGCTTCAAGCCGGTTGAGGTTGCGCGCTCTCACCTCGCGTTCCCGATGGTGGTCACCGACACGATGCCCGCTTTGGAGCATGTTGACGGCAAGTTTTACGATTCCAAGCGAGCCTTTCGCGCTGTGACGCGGCGGGAGGGCTATGTCGAGGTCGGCAACGAGAAATTGAAGCCGTTCCAGCGGAAAGCCCCTGACCGCGAAGCCATCAGGGCAAGCCTGCGCCGGGCCAAGGCGGCGCTCTCCTAGCATTCGCTCAGACCGAAGGACTATTCCATGACCGATGTTGCGATCGACGGCGGCAGCGCTCCTGCGCCTGCCGAAAGCACTGGCGCGCCCATTCCGACCGAGACGGCAACCCATTCCGCGCCTCTCGGCACGCAAACGCCGGTTGCTGAAAAGCCTGCCGCTCCGGTTGAGGACAAGCCGCCGGCAACGGCGATGGATGCGATCAAGAAGGCAAACGATCAGATCAAGGCGCGCAACGCCGAGAAGGCCGCCGAGAAGCCTGCGCCCGAGGTCAAGGCAGAGCCGAAAGCGGACGCAAAGCCCGCTATTGAGCCGAAGGCCGATCAAAAGCCGCCGCAGACTCGTGGAGAGCACGGGCACTTCGCGCCGAAAGATCAGGCTGCCGCGCAGAATGACGCGCCAGCGACTACGCCAGCCCCGGCGAGCGAGCCTTCGGCGCAATCGCAATTCCGTGACGCCCCCGCGCGGTTCTCGAACGACGCCAAGGAAACCTGGGCCAATACGCCGGAGCCGGTGAGGGCCGAAGTTAACCGCGCCATTCGTGAGCTTGAGCAGGGTCACCAGAAATACAAGGCCGACGCCGAAGCGTTCAGCGAGGTTCGGGAATATCACGAACTGGCGCGGCAGCATGGCACGACGATGAAGAACGCGCTGGCAAACTATGTCGGCATCGAACGAATGCTGGCGCAGAGCCCATTGCAGGGGTTCGAGCAGATCATCAGCAATTTCGGCTGGAAGATGCCGGACGGTCGCCCCATGACGTTCCGCGATTTTGCGGCGCAAGTGCTGGGCCAGTCGCCTGACGAGCAGGCCAGCCATCAGAGTGCGACGATTCAGGAACTGCGGAATGAACTTGCCTCGCTGAAGAACCAGCTTGGCGGGGTGACGCAGACGATCAATCACCAACGCGAGAGCGAGACTTTGCAGCAGGTGGAAGCCTTCGCGAAGTCCCGCCCGCGCTTTGACGAGCTTGCCGAGGCGATCAGGGAAGAGATCAACCACGGCTACGATCTTGAGACGGCCTATGCGCGTGCAGAGCGGCTCAACCCCGCAGTGGCGCCCGCCGTCTCGCAACAGCCGGTCATCCCGGCGACCAAGCCTACGCCGCCGCTCAACCCGGCCGGCTCCAAATCCATTTCCGGCGCTCCATCGACGGCGGGCTCAGACCCCGAACCGCAAGCGGGCAATCAGCCGGTCCCCTCCATCGAACAGGCGCTCAAGAAGGCGTTTCGACGCGCTGCCGCCTGATAAGGAAACACAGCAATGTCAATCAATCCTGTTGCCCATTATCAACAGGTCCTGTCCATGGCGCTTGAAGAGCGTTCGCGGGGCTACCAGGACCTTGTTTCCAACAACAACGCTCTGCTCGCCGTTCTGAAGCGCAAGGGGTTGTGGCGCGCCTATTCTGGCCCGCGCATCCGCGAAACCCTTCAGATCGCCAAGCAGGATGCTCAGTGGTACAGTGGGTATGACTTCCTCGCCAACGCGCCCATCGAACTGTTCAACGACGCCTTCTTCACGCCGAAGATGGTAGCGGTGCCCATTTCGATTGCGCTGGAAGAAATCCTCAACAACGAGGGCGAAAACCAGCAGATGGACGTGATGGCATCGTACATGGACGCGGCGGAACGGTCGCTCAATGATACGATGGACGCCGCGATCCACGGCGACGGCACCGCGAACGGCGGCAAGCAGTTGGGCGGCCTTGGTCTGGCCGTGCCGATTGTCGTCAACAACGGCGTCTATGGCGGCATCGATCGTGCGAATGCGATTTGGCGAACTTCGACCTTCGACGCCAATTCGTTCGACACGACGATCGGCACTCAGGTGACCAAAGACACGATCCGGCCGTTCCTGAACAAGATCATGACGCAACGCGCGCGTGGTCGCCGGTATGCTGATTTGCTCATCATGTCGCCGGAGCACTACGCGGCGTATGATGCGGCCACGACCAGCATTCAGCGTATCCAGCGGGAAGGTGGCCTCGCCAAACTCGGCTTCCAGTCGCTGGAATACGTCGGCGGCGGCAAGCGCGCCGAGATCGTGCTGGATGGCGGTATCGGCTCGAACATGCCGGCGAATACCACCTACGGCCTCGATACCGACGCGATCCGCATTCGCTACAACCCGAACCGCAACTTCGACAAGTTGTTCGAGGGTGAGGGCCAGAAGCCGATCAATCAGGACGCCATCGCGCAGTATGTTGGGTGGATGGGCGAACTCACGCTCAACAACCCGCTGTTCTCGTGGCGCTTCTACGATTCGAACCCGGCGGCGTAACTGACAAGCGAGGGCGGGCTTCGGCCCGCCTTTCTTCCTCTCGAACATAGGAGCCTTGAAATGGCTTTCGCTATCATGACCCCTTCTGTGGGGTTTCCTGCCATCAATTCATTTGTGCCGACCAGCGATGGCTACATTGAGCCCGTGCCTTACGGGACCATCGTAACCGCAACTGATCCGACCTATGGCGCCGGTGAATTTATCTTCCTCAAGGGTGCGGCCAACACGGTCGTCGGATCGGCTGTTGTCTACAACTCGGACGACTTCTCGACCACGCTGGCGGCGGCCAATGCCATCGGCCCTGTCGCCATCGCCATGTCCGCGTCAGTTGCCGACAAGGCGGGCTGGTATCAGATCGGCGGCAAAGCCGTGGTCAAGGCCGGCACCGTGGCCGATGACGCGCTGGTCTATCTGACGGCGACAGCCGGGCAGGTCGATGACGCCGTTGTGGCGGGCGACCGCGTGAAGAACGCGAAGTTCGCCTCTGCCGATGGCACCCCGTCTGCCGGTTTGGCTGAGGTCGAAATTCAGCGGCCTTGGGTTGACGACGGCTCGGCGGCCTAACCTTCCTCCCGACTAGGGGCGGCCTACGGGCCGCCTTTTTCTTTGCACCCTCTCAGAAAGGACCATCACATGCCTACCGCTGAAGAAGCCCGCGTCGTTCCGCTGTTCAAGATCCACTCCATCAAGAATGAAGCCAAGTCCAAGGAAGCCGGACGTCCGATCTATGACGACATGGAAGTGGTGGAGGTCCGCTTTGCCGGCGACCGCAATCGCGTCGGCGTCTTTCCGGCCCATGCTTTCGCCGGCTGGGTGACGAACCCGGCGGACGGCTCGCAGGAAGAGCAGACCTACGCGATGCGCTGGCCCGAGCAATACAAGCGTTTCAAGATGAACCATCAACAGGTCGCGGAAGGTACGCCGCTTGAGGAAGTGCCGTTCCTGACGCAGGGCAAGCGGCTCGAACTGAAGGCGCTGAGCATCCTGACCGCCGAAGCGTTGGCTGCGCTGGATGGCAACGAGTTGAAGGCGCTGGGCATCGGCGGCCGCGAATTGAAGAACCAGGCCATCGCCTACCTCGACGCCGCAAGCGGCTCGGCTGTCGCGACCAAGATGGCGGCCGACAACGAGGCGATGAAGGACCAGATCGCGGAAATGCGTCGCGAGATGGAAGAACTGAGAGCGGCCGCAAAGGCGAACAAGCAGGCCGATGAGTTCGCCGGACAGTCCGACGAGGATCTGAAAGCGATCATCAAGGCGAAAACCGGCCAAGCCCCGCGCGGAAATCCATCGCGCGCAACGCTGGTCGCGATGGCCCGTGAAGTCGGGGCGCAAGAGGCGGCCTAATGAC